ATGAGGTCAAGGAAGGTGATGAATTTTCCTTGACCTTTTGCGTTGATAAAGTACGCAATACTATCAAGAATGACACCAACCAGTCAGAAGTGCCGGAAGGGTTGGAACACATTGCGGTTGATATGACCGTGGGTGAATTTCTTCTTGCCAAGAAAACCTTTGCACCTGATGACCTTGCGAACTTTGATTTGACCTATGCAGTAAAGCAGATTCAGACCGGGGACACCAACACGGTGTTTGCGACTGGTGACAGTTCCCTGACCCCGGAACAAAGGCTGACCACCTTCATCAATTACCTTTTATCTTATGGAAGGGCTGAATTTTCAGCATACAGAAGATTGAAATGGTAAAAGCGGTACAGGCTGCAAGGATTGCAGCAAGAAAGGCTATTGAAAGCACCTATGACGGTGTGGCGGTAGTCACAGAGTATCAGAAGGTAAAGGATGAGGTCACAAAACTGGTAAACGGTCAGGCGGTGGTTGTTTTAGAAAATCAACCTTGCCGGGTATCGTTTGAAGGTCTGCAAGCGGTCAATCAGACGGAATCAGCAGCATCAGTCACACAGACCACAAAACTGTTCATATCACCTGACATTGTTATCAAGCCGGGTTCAAAAATCACAGTGACACAGGCGGGAAGAACTGCTGATTATACTTACAGTAGTGTTCCGGCAGTGTATGACACGCATCAGGAAATCATTCTTGACCTGTTCACTGACTGGACGTAAATGGGACGGTTTGGAAGTTTTAACATCAGGGGATTGCAAGAATTTCAGAAGGAACTGAACAAACTGCAAGACCCTGATAAATTTGTGGAATCGTGTGCAAAGGAACTTGCTGCAAGGTTACTTGCAAAGGTAATAAAAAGAACCCCAGTGGGTGAATACCCTAACGGTTCAGGCAAGTCCGGGGGAACATTAAGAAGGGGTTGGACTGGTCAGAAAAGAGCATCCGCACAGAATTATGCGGAATCCCTGACAGTTCACCACTTTGGTGACACATACGTCATTGAAATTGTAAACCCGGTGGAATACGCATCTTATGTTGAATACGGTCACAGAACCGCAAATCACAAGGGGTGGGTCAAGGGTCAGTTTATGATGACCATTTCCGAACAGGAACTTGAAACCATTGCCCCAAAGGTGCTTGAAGCAAAGATTAAGAAGTATTTGAAGGGGTGCATGAAATAATGATAAATACAATAATTCAGACGGTCAGCATCACTTTAGATGCGGAATTTACAGAAAAGCAGTATGAAATGCACATGGAAGAAGTGAAACAGGACTTAGTTGAACCCTGTTTTTTTATTGCGTGTTTGAACCCAACCACTGAACTTTTCCTTGGAAAGCGGTATTTCAGACAAAACAAGTTTGTCATTCAGTATTTCCCTGAATCAAAAGAGAATTTACAGAATGAATGTAATGCGGTTGCTGAAAGAATGACGTGGTGTTTAGAGTATATCACCATACCGGGTGAAACCAAACCTATCCGTGGTACAAAGATGAATTATGAAATCATTGACGGTGTTCTGAACTTCTTTGTGAACTATGATTGTTTTGTTTACAGGGTGGAACAGAATGAAGTTATGGAAACCTTGGAATCAAACACCACAGTAAACTGAAAGGAAGGTGAAGAAGTTGGCAGCTAAGAAGAACAAAGCAGAAGTACAGAGTTCAGCAAAGGTTGAACAGAAGTTCAGCAAAGTACAGATTCTTGCATCTGCACAGTATGCAAACAGAAGGGATTTGGTGGATGCCCTTCTTGATGACAACAAAAAGTACACCAAAGCAGAAGTTGACCAGTTGGTTGACAAATTTATGAAAGGACAGGTGAAATAAAATGGCATTAGGTGGCGGTAGTTTTACTACACAAAACAAAGAATTACCGGGTGCGTATATCAACTTTGTATCTGCTGCATCCGCATCTGCAACCTTGTCTGCAAGAGGTATTGCAACAATGCCCCTTGAACTTGACTGGGGTGTAGAAGGTGAAGTTTTTGAAATCACTAATGAAGATTTTCAGAAACGCAGTCAGAAGATTTTGGGTTATGCTTATGACCATGCTAAACTGAAAGGTTTGCGTGATTTGTTCATTGGTGCAAAGACCCTTTACGCATACCGTTTGAATGGTGGCGGTGCAAAGGCTGCAAATACTTTTGCGGAAGCACGTTACAGTGGTATTCGTGGTAATGACATTAAGATTGTGATTCAGGCAAATGCTGATGATGAAGCAAAATTTGATGTTATCACTTACCTTGGTACAGTAGCGGTTGACACACAGACCGTTGCAAAAGCAGCAGACCTTGTTGCAAATGATTATGTTGTGTTCAAGGCTGATGCAGTTCTTGCAGTAACCGCAGCAACACCACTTGAAGGTGGTACAAACGGTGAAGTGAACGGTGCATCTTATCAGGCATACCTTGACAGAATTGAAGCATACACCTACAACACAATGGGTGTGGTGACAGATGATGCAACAACCATTAAGTTGTTCAATTCGTTCAACAAGCGTTTGCGTGATGAAATGGGTATCAAGTTCCAGTTGGTAACCTACAACAACGCAGCCGATTTCATGGGTATCATCAGTGTTAAGAACAAGGTAACAGATGAAGGTTGGTCTGCCGCATCCCTTGTATACTGGGTAACTGGTATTCAGGCGGGTTGTGAGGTCAACAAGTCTTGTCAGAATAAGAAGTATGACGGTGAATTTACTGTTGATGTGGCTTATACACAGACACAGTTGAAGCAGTGCATTAAGAACGGTGAATTTGTATTACACCGTGTAAATTCTGACATTCGTGTGTTAGATGACATTAACACAATGGTGACAACCAGTGACACTTGCGGTGACGTTTTCAAGGACAATCAGACAATCCGTGTGATTGACCAGTTGGGTAATGATGATGCGGTGTTGTTCAACACTAAGTACCTTGGTGTTGTACCAAACAATGCTTCCGGCAGAACTTCCCTTTGGTCTGACCTTGTTAAGATTCGTCAGAACTTACAGGATATGGGTGCGATTGAAAACTTTGCTGATTCTGATGTTACCATTGCACAGGGTGACACCAAAAAGGCAGTAGTTGTCACAAGTGGTGTTGAAGTTGTCAATGCTATGGGTAAACTTTATATGACAGTTACGGTTCGATAAGGAAGGCGGTGAAAGAAGATGCAGAACAATGTTACAATGAAAGCACGTGACACGATTGCTGCAAAGTTGGCTGAATGTTTCATCACTGTTGGAACACGCAGATACAACTTCATGCAGATGATTGACATGGAAGTTAAGGTTGAAAAGACCAAGACAACAGTTCCCCGCCTTGGTGCTATCATGGCGGGTCACAAGTCTTGTGGTATGGAAGGTACTTTCAGCGGTACTGCACACTACAATCAGTCGGTAATGCGTCAGTGTTTGCTTGATTACAAGAACACTGGTGAAGATACCTACTTTGAAATGCAGATTACTAATGATGACCCTACCAGTGAAGCGGGCAGACAGACAATCATTTTGTATGACTGCAACACTGACGGTGGTGTACTTGCCAAGTTTGATGCAGACGGTGAGTATTTGGATGAAGAAATTGAAGGAACTTTTGAAGATTTCTCTATGCCTGAATCCTTTGCAAATCTCACTGGTTTCCTTACCAACTAACAACTGAATAACCCCTTGTGTGACCTTATATAACGGTCATATAAGGGGTTTTTTCTATTTATTGAATAACTGAAAAGGAGTAAAAGAAAATGAGTAAATTTAGTCAGTTTATGAAATCCAACAAAGCACAGAAAACAAACGGTTTCTATGCACCAACTGCATCCCTTACGGATGAAAACGGTAAACCCCTTGAATGGGAGTTCAGACACATTGGGTCTAAGGAAAATGAAACCTTGCGTGAATCTTGCACCATTGAAGTTCAGGTTACTGGTAAACCAAACTTGTTCAGACCTAAGTTGAACACTTCCCAGTATCTTTCCAAGATGATTGTTGCTGCAACGGTGACACCTGACCTTTATGATGTAGAATTACAGGATTCCTATGGTGTGAAAACCCCGGAAGATTTGCTTTTTGCAATGGTTGATGATGCGGGTGAATATCAGGATTTCAGTGTTTGGATGCAGAAGTTTCAGGGTTTCACTAAGACTTTTGAAGAAAAGGTTGATGAAGCAAAAAACTAATAGAAGAAGGGGATTGGGAAGCAAACGTTGCTTACTATGCCCTTCACAAACTTCACATTTTACCTTCTGCCTTACTTGAAATGGAAGAACAGGAAAAAGCATTTGTTGTTGCTGCTATCAGGTTAAAGACAGAAAACGATAAGAAAGAAAAGAAGAAAGCGGAAAGTAAAGCCCGCAAGAAAGGAAAATAGAAAGGTAGGTGAAAAGCGGTGGCATCAATTCAGACAGGTATTGAATTACAAGACCAGTTCACAGGGGTCATTTACGGTATTATCAATGCAGTCAATATGACAGTTTCCACAATGGAAAATATGCAACACACCATGAACAGTGATGTGGATGCAAGTGCCTTTGAAGGTGTACGTGATGAAATCAATGAAGCAACCCTTGCACTGGATGAATTTATTGCATCTATGGGAAACCTTTCAGTCACAAATACTGACCCATTTGTGCAACCAACCGTACCAAGTCCGGCTGAACCGCAAAGAACACCTGAATGGACACACGCACCCCCCGGTATGGATGTATTTACAGGTTCAGGGTTTGAACGATTTCATCAGGAAGTTCAGAGTGCTAACACAATGCTTGACCAGTTATGCACAACGCAAGATGCGATTGCACAACAGGCATACAATACAAACGTTTTATCCCCTGAAGCATTTCAGGACTTAAACAGATTAGCGGTCAGAATCGACACAGTGCGTGACCGTATTCATCAGATTGAAAGTAACCCGCTGAACATGGGAACTGATACCGCAAATGCGGAATTGGAACAGTTGCGTTCCCAGTTAAGTCAGGCAGTTCAGGAACAGAATGATTTGAATACTGCAATGCAGAACATGGACGTGTCAGCAGTAAATGATGCGTATTTGAGATTATCGAACACTGTAAGCAATACGGAACGATACATCAGGGACAATGTTGATGAACAGGGCAGATTCAATCAGGAAATCAATGAAGGTATTTCACAGGCTGATGACCTGATGAATACTATCAAAGGTGTGGTTGGTGCTTACATCAGTGTTCAGGCACTTGGTGATGTACTGAACCTATCTGATGAACTGGTTCAAACCAACGCAAGACTGGATATGGTTGCTAAGAACTTAGAAGGTTCAGATGAATTACTAAACATGGTGTACGCATCCGCACAGAACGCAAGGGGTTCACTGTCAGGTATGGCAGACGTTGTTGCCCGGTTCGGTAACAATGCAAGGGATGCTTTCAGTAGTTCAGAAGAAGTTGTTGCGTTTGCTGAACTGGTGCAGAAGCAGATGACAGTTGCCGGGGCATCCACAACGGAAGCATCCGCAGCAATGTTACAGTTGTCACAGGGCTTGGGTTCAGGTGTGTTACGTGGTGACGAATTGAACAGTATTTTTGAACAAGCACCTAACCTGATTCAGAATATTGCTGATTATTTGGGTGTTCCTATTGGAACAATCCGTGAAATGGCATCAGAAGGTGAGTTGACCGCTGACATTGTAAAGAACGCAATCTTTGCAGCATCAGATGAAATCAACGCAAACTTTGCTGCAATGTCTATGACTTGGGGACAGATTTGGCAGTCTATGCAGAATACCGCAACCATGGCTTTCCAACCAGTCCTTCAAAGAATCAATCAGATTGCCGGAAGTGACGGTTTCCAAACCTTTGTGAATGGTGCGATTGAAGCACTTGCAACACTGGCAAACGTTGCCCTGAACGTCTTTGATTTCATGGCTTCTTGCGGTCAGTTCGTTGCTGATAACTGGTCAATCATCAGCCCTATTGTTTGGGGTCTTGTTGGTGCATTGGCGGTATATGGTGCATACCTTGCTATCACAAAAGGTCTTGAACTGGCAAGTGCAGCAGCTTCCGCAATTCATGCAGCATTTATGTCTGCAAAAATTGGAATTACCGCAGCACTTACAGGTTCAACAATGGCTGCAACCGCTGCACAAATGGGTTATAACGGTGCGTTATATGCGTGTCCTATCGTGTGGATTATCATGCTGATTATTGCCCTGATTGCAATTATCTATGCGGTTTGTAGTGCAATCGCAGAAATGACAGGTGTTGCAAATAGTGGGTTCGGTGTCATCACTGGTGGTGTCAACGTGGTTATTCAGTTCTTTAAGAATTTAGGGTTATCCATTGCGAACATTGCACTGGGTATTGGTAATGCGATTGCTGCCCTTGGTTCAAACATGATGACCGCATTTAAGAACGCAATCCTTTCCATTCAGTCTTGGTTTTATGGTTTACTTTCCACTGCCTTGACCGTTGTGGAAGGTATATGTGAAGCACTGAACAAATTACCATTCGTTGAATTTGATTATTCAGGTATCAGTCAGGCAGCAGATGACTATGCTGCAAAATCGGCAGAAGCAGCCAACAGTAAGGGTGAATATAAGTCAATCGGTGATGCGTTCAATGAAGGTATGTCAACCTTTGATACGTTTCAGGACGGTTGGGTTTCAGATGCCTTTGATGCGGGTGCTGCTTGGGGTGACGGTATTGCGGATTCAGTTAGTAATTTCAGTATGTCGGACTTACTTGGTAGTACGGATATTCCGAACCCGGCAGATTATGACTACACTTCCCAGTTTGCGGGAATGAATGACAGTCTTGACAGTATTTCAACGGACACAAGTGGTATATCTGATGCAATGGATATTACCCAAGAAGAATTGAAGTATATGCGTGACCTTGCTGAACAGGAATCAGTGAACAGATACACAACCGCAGAAATCACCATTGAGCAGACCAACCATAACACTGTGAACGGTGGAATGGACTTAGACGGTATTGTTTCAGGTTTGACGGATGCAGTTGATGAAGCAGTTGAAATTGTAGTTGGAAAGGGGGAATAAGAGAATGGCAAAAACTGGATATGATTTTTATTTAGATAAGTGCTTGTTACCTGTTGCCCCTTCTAAACTCACAATCAAGATAAACAATAAAAATGACACGTTGACCCTTATCAATGAAGGTGAAATTAACATCCTGAAAAAAGCGGGGTTGACTGATGTTGAGTTTGAATGTGATATACCGCAAGTGAAACAACCCTATGCGGTATATCCGTCAGGGTTCAAGGGTGCAAGTTACTTCCTGAACTACTTTGAACAGTTAAAAACAGACAAGAAACCGTTTCAGTTTATCGTATGCAGACAGTCACCAAATGGTAAGAAGTTCTTCAATACCAACATCAAGGTGACCTTGGAAGATTATAAAATCACAGAGGATGCGAAACAGGGATTTGACCTGAAAGTCAAAGTGAAACTGAAACAGTGGCGGGACTATGGTACAAAAACGGTCAATGTTACGATTGCCGGAAATAAACCAAAGGCAAGTGTTGAACCGACAAGACCGACACCAACCGCACCTGTTCCGGCATCACCGCAGACGTACACGGTCAAGAAGGGTGATTGTCTTTGGGCTA